CTAGCAATTAACGACGGGGTAGTCGGAGATTGTGCAGACGAACTACTTCGCGAGGTGGGGGAATCATGAACTGCGAACACGGAAAAGCGCTTTACGCGCGCTGCATGGAATGTGAGATAGCCGCCCGCGAAAAGGCTGAGCAGGAGGTGGAGAGACTTAGGACGGTACTGATTGCTGTCGATGAATGGGATTTGAATTGGGCGGATGGATTAGACAGCAATGTCGAAAGAATTAAAACCCTAGTTCGCGCCGCGCTGGAGAGGTGATGTGTGTATTAAATGGCTTTTACTATTAGTAACTTTTCCTTGTTGGGCTAATAGTACCTACCAGAACTTTCATAAAGACACGAATAGTACGACTACTGTCCGGAATGCAGCTAATATCTATGTCAGAGTGTGTTCTACTCCTATCTATAACATCCAACAGGACGAAACATTGCAAGTGTTCTCTTCTGTCAATACGACTAACGAGACAGGATACGTGATTGGAATAACTTCAGAAGTATTCTTTTGTGATCTTGATGCCACTAACTGTAGACGTAAACTGTTAAATACTGACGCAAACCAACTAGATGGAGGTAATATAACACCGGAAGAGCACCACAAAGTCTATAAGCCCTATGCCCGCTTGACAGCGGGATATTATGTACCTAATATACTTGTAGCTAACCTGATTCGAGTATATAGTACAGGTGAAGCTGTCGGAACTAAATTGAATATTACATCCTGTGATCTAGATATTGAAAGGAAATAAACATGCTTAATATTGCATTTGGTATTTTGAATCTGTATCTTGCTCGGGTTAATTGGAACCGTTCTCCACGAATGGCCGGTGTTAATCTTGGAGTAGGGCTTATGACTACTGCGGTAGGCGCAACTATATTGTTTGTTAAGTAATGTCCACTAATAATAAAACCCTAGTAATAGGAGACTGCCATGTCACTAACAAGCAGTCTCTTAGACGGTTCAAGTGGTTAGGAAACTATATTAAGGAAAATATTCCTGACTATCTTGTTTTTATGGGTGACTTTCTGACCCTGAATAGTCTCTCAGCTTGGGATCGGGATAAGCGCCTTCTCATGGAAGGCAGGCGCTTCTTTCAAGAAATCGATGCAGGCAATGAAGCTCTAGATCTTCTAGAGTTGGGACAGTACGAAAATATTACTAAGGTATTTATACATGGGAACCATGAAGACCGACTTACTCGGTACGTACAAACACACCCAGAATTGGCTGACGAAAGAACAACTGTCGCAAGTCTTCTCCAACTTAAAGAGAGAGGGTTTCAATGCACCGCTTATCGCGATTACACCAGTATTGGAGGAATCTACTTTACACATATCCCCTTTGGAAAAGCCCGAGAGATATCGGGTAAAGATATATGCTCGAAAGCCGAGCAGGTAACTGTCAACAGTGTAGTCTTTGCTCATACACACGAGCTTCATACCTCTTGTGTTCATAAGGAAGGGCAGAAGCACCTACAGCAGATCCTTAATGTAGGTTGCTTCTTTGAAGAGGATGAAGAGTACGTTAAAGGGCATATGACTAATTACTGGAAGGGGATCGTAGAGTTAGATAACTACTCTTATGGGAGATTTGATGTAAAAACTACGGCCATGGGCCGATTGAAGAGGGAATACGCATGAGTGACAACCAAATACCTACAAATAATCCTTATGGACTTTTTAATCCTACTAATCCTTGGCCAGGATTGGCAGCACCTAAGATAGGTCCGGGACGACCAGCAGGAACTAAGCTCAAGGACAAAGATACAATAGTACAGGAATGTGTAGACAAGCTGTCTGGGCACATAGCGTCGTTGTGTAATAAATACAATATAGCTGAGAATGCAGATATTCAAACTGAAATAGATCTTGTAGAGACTGCCAACTATACCACTGTTATTTTGACAGCTACGATTGATATCCCAGTTAATTTTGCTACGTCAGTAAATCACTTCACTTTTGTAGTGCAAGAGAAGATCAAGACTAGTAATAAAACTTTCAGGAACGTAACTGTAGCTACTCCTCCTACGTTTATTTCTTCTGCGCAACTGTCATTGCCTCTTTCGTCAACTCAAAAAAGCGTCGCTGAAGCTCTAGCTAAACAGATGGATGGATCTCTTTTAGAGAGATTTCGTAATCAGGCTAAGAAATGACCAGCGAGTATTTTACCCTAGAAGAAAGGGAGGGTATTAAGCAAGAGGTACTTGACAGGTACGATATCTATGATATACTCACTATCCTAGACCTTGAACTTGAAGCCCTATATGACAGACTAGAAGAAGATATCTTGGACAATCTTGAAGAACTGGAAATAGAACATGGCAAGTACAGTAAACAGTGGGATGTCTGATATATCAGATATCCCCCATGATATTTTAGATCGTCATCTAGAGAGCCTTGCATCTAACTTAAAGAAAGACGACATATGTCCAGAGGATATATTAGAGACTAAAATATCCACATACTATAGTGTGGGTTATGCTTCTACTCTTATACGTATTTCTGTTTATCTGAGAACAGGGACTTCTTTTAAATATTCATTTATGTTTGATTCAAGACCATGAGCAGGACTAAGACAGGTGAGCAGATGGCTCTAGAGAAAGATTTACTAGTAAGTGGTAAATACGGTTCTAGGAAAGAACGAAGTAAGAAGCAGTACGATAGACATAAACAAGAAACAGAACTAAAAGAGCAACTAGAGGACTTCTTTAAGCATGACAAAGTATAATATTCCCAAGCTAGTAGTCGTTGGCCTACTACTGACTATTGGTATTCCTTTTATCTGGCATTTGGTGGTAGGTTAAAAATGACTACAATAAATAGATTCCGTACGGAGATCGGTGCAAATGTCTTCTTTCAGAAATATGCTCAAGGTGGGAATGACAGTTGGGATAACCTTGCTATCCGCCTTGTTGACGATGTTTGTGGGACTATGGGTGGCGTTTTGCATCCTATACTTAGTAGTAGTGAGCGTGATCAGCTTACTCAATATATAAAGGAAATGAAGTTTATTCCAGGTGGCAGATATCTTTACTACGCAGGCCGTAAGATCCATGCTTGGAATAACTGTTTCCTGTTGAAATGTGAGGAAGATACTCGTGAAGAATGGGCTAATATTCTATGGCGTGCGAGTAGTTGCCTTATGTTGGGCGGTGGTATCGGGATTGATTATAGCATTCTACGCCCTTCAGGTCGCACCCTATCACGTACTGGTGGCGTATCTTCTGGCCCTATTCCTCTTATGCAAATGGTCAATGAGACGGGCCGTTTCGTCATGCAGGGTGGTAGCCGCAGGTCCGCTATCTATGCTAGCCTCAATCATAAGCATGAAGATATTTGGGACTTTCTCAAAGTAAAGAATTGGGAGAACTACCCTGTAGCTGGCACGAATCTTGCAGAGGTTAAGAAAGACCATTTCAACTTTCCTGCTCCTCTTGACATGACTAATATCTCTGTCAATTATGACAATAGTAATCTGATTCACCATTCTGGTACTGGAAGGCTTGCAGAGTTTGACGTTACTAATAAAGTATTTCTAGAGAACTGCAAACAGGCTATGATGACGGGTGAGCCTGGATTCTCCTTTAACTTTGGAGCTAAGGAAAATGAAACGCTTAGGAATGCCCCTCTTGGGCCAGACACTTACGTTCTAACTATCGATGGGTACCGTCAGATCCGAGATATTGTTGGTACTGTAGTCAAGATATGGACAGGGAAGCAGTGGGCTAATACAACTTTCCACAAAACAGCAGAGTCTGTACCTGTTATTAAAGTCAACATGTCGGGTTGTCGTGAGATAATTGCAGAACCGTCACATGAATTCTTTCTTGAAGACGGGACTAAAAAGGCTGCAAAAGACCTCGAAGAGGGTGATAACTTACTCGTTCAACTTTGTAACGAGGTAGATAGTTTTCTTTGCCAAGATTATTATTCCCTTGGGTATATCTATGGAGACGGTTCTTTTAACCGTAGCTACCCGAGAGCGGAAGTTACCTTCTGCACGGAAGAGAGTAAAAAATGCTTTGATAATTTTGATAGGGATCTGCTCACGTCTCACGTCTTATCTGATTCGCGTGGTTATCTCAGAGCGTATACTAAAAACAACAAATTGTTTGCGAATCGCCGGAAAGAAATCTTTCCAGAAGACTTGTTAGGTTCCCATTCCGGGACTGCCCAACAATGTTCTTTCCTGGCGGGATTATTTGACGCGGACGGTAACTACATAAAAGACCGTGGTACTATTCGTGTATCTTCAAAACACCTTGAGTTCCTTCAGGGTACTCGTCGTCTCTTAGAGAGCTTGGGAATTCTTTCTGGTATCTCAACAGCGGGTATTTCCACTTATGGAAAATGTCAGGGGTACACGCTGACTATATATTCTGAGTTCGTCACTAGATTTTCTGAGATTATACCCACTAAAAGGTTGGAAGTAGAGCCCTATGATTCTTATCGTGGAGCAAAAATTAAAGTTATTAGTACAGAGGATGCAGGATTCTCGGATGTGTTTTGCTGTGATGTAGGAGTAGAAGAACATGCGTTTATGGCAGAGGGTGTCATTGTTAGCAATTGCACAGAAGTTACTAGCGAAGACGATTCTGACGTTTGCAATCTTGGGTCAATCAATCTCGGCAATATTCAGTCTTTGGACGAATTTAGGGATATCGTTAAGCTCGCATCCAAGTTTCTTGTCTGTGGGACGATCCGCGCGGACCTCCCGTATGACAAAGTTAAACAAGTTCGCGAGAAAAATAGACGATTGGGTCTGGGACTTATGGGCATACACGAATGGTTACTTAAGAAAGGATCGAAATACGAAGTAACTCCCGAACTTCACCAGTGGTTGAAGGTGTACAAAGATGAATCAGAGCAATCTGCGAACGAGCACTGTGATAGGCTTTACCTATCCCGCCCTGTGGCGTATAGGGCCATCGCCCCGACCGGGACAATTGGTATCTTGGCCGGCACTACCACAGGTATCGAGCCTCTTTTCGCCGTGGCGTACAAACGCAGGTATCTCACCGATGGAACCAAGTGGAAGTACGAATACGTCATTGACCATACAGCAGATCTCTTGATTAAAGAGACTGGTATTGATCCAGAGAAGATAGATACAGCATATAACATGGCAGGTGATTATGAACGAAGAATCAAATTCCAATATGATGTACAAAGTTATGTTGACCAGTCCATCTCTTCTACAATTAACCTTCCAAGGTGGGGAAGTGATGCTAACAATGAAAATCGAATCGAAGCTTTTGCAAAAAGTCTTGCAAAATATGCTCCCGGATTGCGAGGATTTACCTGCTACCCGGACGGTTCCAGAGGCGGTCAGCCAATCACTGAAGTCTCCTACGACGAAGCCAGAGGACATAGAGGAACAGTCTTCGAGGACCACGACCCCTGCGCGGGCGGCGTCTGTTCCGTATAAAAAGGAACTTTGGAGAGACATTCTTTAATTTTTGCAATGCGGGAATGGTGTAATGGAAAGCATAAAAATCTTCTAAATTTTTGGTCTAAGTTCGAATCTTAGTTCTCGCGCAAGGAGTTAATATGGAATTTGTAGATGTCCCTGGTTACGAAACTTATTTTAAAGTTTCAAGTTGTGGTAAAGTATTTAGTAAAAGGACAAACAGAGTTCTTAAAACTCATATCACTAAGAAAGGATATGAAGTATTTTCAACAAGGTTGGCCGGCAGGGCTGGTCCTACTTCTCTTCTCAGAGTTCACAGACTGGTTGCTCTCGCATATATAGATAATCCAGAAAATAAACCATATGTGAATCATATTGATTCAAACCCATTAAACAATAATGTGGAGAATTTAGAATGGTGTACACATAGAGAGAATACCAACCACGCTAAAGCAAATAATCGTTATCCGGGGCTTTCAGGGTATAAAAACCCAAAGGGATTGACAAAAGAACAAGTTGACTGGATAAGAGAAAAGCATGTAAGCGGACACAAACTATATGGAGGTAGGGGATTATCTAGAGTAAGTGGTATACCTTACTATACTATAAACGACGTTGCTAGAAACAAAACTTACAAGTAAACTAGTCGCACCAAACTTGATTAGGAGATACTATGGACATTAATTTCTATACTCGTGAGATCCGTAAGTTTGCCATCTACCCTTCGGCAAGTACGGGTACGCTACAGGAACTTATGTACCTTGGCTTGGGTTTGGGTGAGGCAGGGGAGATACAGGGTAAGATTAAGAAGTTGTATCGTGATGGCGATAGCGTAGATAGCCGTAAGGCTTTGCAGAAAGAGATTGGAGACTGTTTCTGGTATCTGTGCCGTATGTCCGATGCTCTTGGCATCGAACCTGGACAAATCCTAATGGAGAACTATAATAAGTTGCTAGACCGTATGGATCGTGGAGTCCTTGGTGGCAACGGTGACGACCGTTAAGGAGAACTAATATGTACATTCGTAAATGGTTGAACAAGAAGGAAGGCGTAGCTTTTATTGAAGTTACAATGTCTAATAAAAGCGGCGGAGATATCGCTATTGGGGATTGCCATCGAAAGATAAACCTTGAATTCCATAAGTGGAATGAGGATAAGTATGGAATTACCGCAGGGGTAGCAAAGAAACACAACTCTGATATGCTGGAGAAATTCGACCTTCTTATCGAAACCTTTCAAGCTGCGAAAGCCGAATACATGAAGGGCGAAAAAGAATGAATTTTACTGAGCAAAAAGTACACTACGCTATCTGGGATGACCATTGGAGTCACGGGGATACAGCAGTATATATTGAACGATTGAAACAAGAGGTAAAGTAATATGATTAACAAGACTGAAACTGTACGTACTAAGATCCTCCGAGTCTTGAAACGTCGCAAGACGGCCTTGAGCACTAAGGAACTTGCCATGAAGGCTGGCGTCAACTATAACAGTGCCCGACGTGAATTGAGTTACCTGTATTCCGGTTACGCCGCAGATCGCAGTATGAAGAAAGGTAAAGCCTTTTGGACCCGAGATATCAATACCTAAAAGAAAAACCGGCATATAGCCGGCTTAAGTTTCTTCTTATGGGGTCTTCGGACCCTTTTTCTTTGTCCTACTTAGGACAATCTTTACTAGTGAACTTAGCCTTCTCACCAGTGTACTTAAGGCACCCTTCAATGACTCCCTTGGAGACTACTCTGACACCTCCTACGGAGCCTGTAGCCTGTTGCAGATAGTTGCCATTGGCACCATACTCAGTCACCCTAAGCTCGTTGTCGGGTTTAGTGACAGAAGCGCAGCCACCAAGGAATATAAGACTGATTAGTAAGTATTTCATATCAATATGCTCCGTTAGCACCTTCAAACATTAATCCACCCAATGCTCCTGCCTTTGGATCGATACCCAAAGAATCATAAGACGGAAGCATTATCATATCCTGTCCTGTTTCCGACATCATAGCCTTTTGTAAGGGTTCCGAAACAAGATGCTTCTTAGCTGCTCTTGCTGCCAGTCCACCACCTATAGCTATTGCAGCAGTGCCCAGACCCGGAGGAAGTCCAAGAGAGTGCGCTGCACCACCAGCCAGCAGGGCTCCTGCAAAGTGCTGGAAGGGAATGCTCTCGTTCGGAGGTTCTGCCTTTGGCTTCCCTAAAGAACCAAATCTAGCTGCTTTCATTAGATCTCCATCCATGTACTCCCCTCTGTCGTACATCTTGCCCAATTTGAAGAGATCTACGTCTCCAGTAGCACCCTTCATTGCAGACTTAATAGTATGCGCTATTGCAATTTGTCTTCTAGCAGCCCTATAGTTATTAATTACTTCGGGTGGAGCACCGGCACTTATAGCCCCTCTTTCAAGTTCGTCTTCCAATGCAGAAGCAATGTCCTTTTGGGCATTACCTAGAGTAAGCCTTTTAGGCTTATCACTAGCAAGGTTAAGAGAAGCTGAACTACGAAGTTCTCTAATTTCTTTTAACGCATTTTCTGCGGAAAAATTAGCTACGTTAACCCTGTTGACAAGCTTATTTACAGTGTTAGGAATAGTGCCACCGAAGGATTTGTTTTCATATTTGTCGATTATATCCAGGAGGTCTTGTACATAATCGTTACTACTAGTAAACTTACCTAAGCCCTTAAGAGGAACATAACCATTATCGTACTGAGCCTTTGTATACTGTTTTAGTATGTTAGGACTTAAAGATTTGATCTGCGGAGGGAGTCCTACCAAGGCTCTAGCAGCTACTTCATTTGTTCTAAGCTGATTAATATCTAGAGCAGTCTTAATCATCTCTGGCCGGCCTGCGAACTGTGCAACCCTACCCTCAGGAACTACTACCATATTAAGATCACGAGCGCCCTTTAGGGTTTCATCCCTAGTAGCATTTCTTTCTGCTACAATATCTCGTTCTTTATTCAAAGCAGCTATTTTGGAGCCCCCTAAAGGGGCAAGTAGAGTAGTCAGTAGTCCAGCTTTCTCACTTCCTGTAGCTTCTGTAACTCCCTGTCCTGCCATAGCGGACAGACCGCCTACAACCGCCTGCTTTGCAGTACCTCCTGCAATACTACCCACTCCTGCCTGAATACCTGTGTCAACTACTTTCTGTTCCGGCGTCATTCTATCTCTAAGAGAGGGATCAATCATTCCTTGTTCTGTAAGATAGTTCTTAGCACTCTCTTCTGGGTTGGTCATTTCACCCGTGTCTGACGGGATCTCTCCACCATAGACATTGACATTACCCGGACCAAAGGCAGCGTTACCTAATTCAGCGGCAGTCTTACCAATGTTATAGATATTCTGAGGAAGATTTAAGACCTGATCTACAACACCAGCAGCCCCTTTGACAGGGGCTTCTTTAATTACGTCAGACCATTCCGCTGAGTCCTTAGTTTGAGACAACTTTAATTTAGCTTCAGCAATTGCGATAGCTTGTTTCTGCTCCAGAGTAAAATTATCTGCCATTTTTGTTCCTTACTTGAACAAAGCTTTCTGTTCAGGAGTCATAACATTCCATACGTCGGGGCGTATACCTGCCGGAATATTCTTTTCCCTCTGTTCTTTAGTTTGATACTTCTTACCCGCCGGGATCTCAGGAAGAGGAACGGGATCTGTATTGACACCCAATCCTCTCAGATCCTTCAATCTTTCAGGGGGAAGTGCTGCCAACGAATTATTCCAATTCTGTACGAAGTACCTCTGTCCTTTAATAGACCGTCTCGCTATCTCAGCGATAGTTTCCTTAGTAAGTGTAATCTTACCCGATCTAGCCCTTTCTAGGTAGTCCCTGTCATTCTGTGTAAAACCCTGCCCAGTACCAAGACCCGATGTTTCAATCATAGAAAGAGTTTGGTCAGCTAGACCTGCAACTAAATTATCTGTCTTAGTAATAGTTTCGTTATTGTCAGCACCTAGAATGTTCAATCCTTTAGCTATACCCAAGCGGATATCTGAACCTGGACCTACAAGAAGATTAGGATCTTCAAGAATTGCAAGGGTACGCTGAGCTTTATCAACGACTTCCGGTACTGCCCGAACTGTTTTCCTTTGGTCGAAAATATCTTCAGCGGCTTTATCACCTGCCTTTTCTAGAAAATTCTTTTCACCTGGATTCATAATCGTAATAGGATTCTGGGGATTGGCTGGTGACGGAAGACTCTTTGCGTCAATATATCCTTGATCTTGTAGCGCCCTAGCTCTCTGTAAAGCTTCAGGGTCTGTCATGTCAATAGTGATTGCGCCAGCAGCGCCCTTAGTCTTGCTATCTTTAGGAACAAGAGTAAGAATATTACTAGTAGTAGGATTCTTCTCCTGCTGTGCTTTCAGATAAGCTGCACGGGCAGTTAGTCCCTGTACTCCAAGTGTCCCTTCATCCACTCTCATCTTACGTTCTGCAAGATCGTGATTCTGAGAGATACTCATGACATTCTGAGCTTCGTCTACAAGACCATACTTATGCAGCGTATCAGCGGCTACCTTGTAATAATCCTGCGGGCTAGTCGCAAGATTAATACCCATAGCCTGAGCACGCATTTCAGTGTCCCGCTGTGCCTGTTGCAGCATTGCTGCCTTGGCCTGAGCAGGATCTTGCCCTCCCATTAGTTTTCCTGCTAACCCACCAAAAGCTTGGCCTGCTGTAGCTCCTAGAATCTGTCCAGATCTCAAGGGGTCTACTTGACCCCAAGCCATAGCATCCTGCTGTTGCTGTGCTGCTTGGGCAGCAGCAATATCCTGCGGACTAGGCCCGAACAATGATTCTCTTGTATCTGCCATAGTTATTCCTTAAACGGGGTAATCAATAAAGTATCCGCCCGGCCCCATACTGGACTGGTATGTATTACGAATACCGTTGCTAGCACCAACGTTGTTATTTACATTATTAAGATAATTTCCTGCCGAAGTAGCTAGAGAATTCCAGAATGCGTTAGATGAACCATAATCCGCTCCTGCTGCAAGCCACGGGTACTGATTAGCATAATTGTTAGACTGACTCCGAGCACCGCCGGCATTAACGCCAACGTCAATAAGCTTATTGGGATCGTTCAACAGACTATGGTATGCAGCAGCAGATTTCATGTACTGATTAAACAACCTATCTGATTCCTGTGCTCCTGCCTGTTGACTCTGAAGTCTCAAAGCTTGATCCTGAAGGTTATTAGCCATGTCAGCAGAGTAAATATCACCGGCCCCTACGGTCCCACCCCATTGTCCACGATTATAGACATTAGACAGAAGATCATTATTAGCCTGTGTTACTCCAGGTGCCCTAAGATTACTCAGTGTTTTGTACATATTCTGAGAATAATTATTAGGATTGAATTTGTTAAAGGCAGTTAGATCCTGTCCCATAACTCCGTTATAATCTTTCAGCAGAGCCTGTGCAGCAGGGCTTAGGCTTGCAGTAGCGTTATTACCCATAAAGGAGGCTGAACCTCCGGGAGTATTAATATTATAAGGCTGGAACTGGCTGTTAGAGAAGGCGCGATTAGCGGCGTCATTCAATTGATTAGAGGCTGATTGCTGGCCCCAATAACTCAGACCACCTTTTACTAGATCCCCAAGGAGATTTCCACCGCCATAATTAAAATTCCCTAGAAAATCACCAAATGCACCCATATTGCCTCCCGAACTACCCAAGCTTGTCAAAGCTCCTAATTCTGTACCTATGTTATGAAAGAATGCTCCAGGATGGCTAAAAGCCGATCCCCAACCACCTGTGGCGGTAGCTGCATTTCCAATAGTATTTGCAAACTGACCTGCACCATATCCTGATAGTCCCCCTAGGACTGCTCCGGGCAAACCTCCTTTAAGTCCACCAAAAGTAGCTCCTACCGCTGGAGCGAGTACCTGTCCTCCAGGAATAAATCCCGCACCTACAGTCAGAGCAGGGCCTAGAATCTTGCCAAAAGCAGAATCCCAAAAAGTATTCTTATGTTGCTGCGCACGCCCTGTCTCTCTCAAACCATAGTCAAGACTCTCTGCCGCAAACCGTTGAAACTGCGGAGTAGGGTTTGTCGGCATCTTGCCAGTATTAAGAAAATTCTGAAACTCAAGGGCGATAGGACTCTTAGATCTTGCTAAAGATTTATTAGTATTATTTACCATGGCATCCCAAATTGCTTTGGAACCACCTGCCTTATCTGTTCTAGCTCCGTAGAGCTTAGTTAGCTTTGGATAGAGATTCTGAGCATTAATACCGTAACCAGTTACACCAGCACCGGGCTGGTCGAACTGTATATTCTTAGCATTAACTGTAGGGACTTGTGCCATTACGACAATCTACACCCACTGAAGTGCATCGTTGCGAAAGTCGATACTGCGTCAAGAGTTACATCAGATCCAAGATTGTGTCTGAAATAAACTTCTACAGTATCACTAGAAGATAGTGCACCCACCCAAGAAAGATTCAACATAACGAGACTTGCTACACCAGTAGTTTCTCTACACCCTGACATAACAGTCGAACCGTTCTTTACAAACCACAATTGGCACGTAAGGCCGTCCGTAATAGACGTTAGAGTTTGTACAGTTGTAGTAAATAAATAAGTGCCACTAGCAGGAGCAGTGAACGTACTGGAAGCAAAGTCTGAACCATAGTCATATGATTCTGTAGCAAAGAGAACTTTAATACCTGTACCTGTAGTAACGCTTCCTTGATCACCAGAAGGACTTGCACTAAATCCTACTGCTCCCGGAAGAGCAATCGCAGCTTTGGCAGATTCAGTAGAAGGGGTATCTAGTTTACTGGCGATAGCAGTAGAGATAAGACCAAACTCCGTGTCAAAATCAGCCCCAAGAATTAGCTTTGCAGGATCACCGGATGCCAAACCATCTTTCTGACTAAAATCTGTAGATTGTGTGTAATTACTCATTATTACCTCGCAGCCCTACCTTTCTTAAGGTATACATCAATACGTTGAAGAGCAAAAGCAGTAGAATTAATGGGCATAGAAAGACCAATCTGCATGACCTGTCCAGAAGACAGCATATGAGCCTTACTCTTTTGAAGAGTCAGTGACGTAGAATATCCCCATTCAGATATTCCATATTCACTTGCTCCATCTATACCAAATTGAGATGAGAAGTGTCCTGACGAGGGGAGAGAGACATTATAGTTGTTATAGATAGCACTAAAATCAAAACCCCATGTGACAGTGTAGGCTTGTCCTAATCCACCAATAGTATGTATTACTGCCTCTTTTGGTATCTTAATAAAGGAGCCAGATACACTTCCGTCAGCAGCACCTAAGTCAATCCAAGGACTCAACCAAGAGAAAGTATAGGTAGAAGCATTATCGAGGTAGCCACCATAGTAAGCTACTACTCTATTGTCACTGTCGGCAGTATTCTTGAATCCACCATACATTACTTGATTGCGACCATAGGCTACGGAGAAAGCATCCCAACCTTTCCACTTCGAAATACGAGCATTGTCTAAATCAAAAGTATTGGAACCCAGAATATTCTGTGTCTTCAGACCTTTTAGGTCCACGACAAAGCATACGTGATCTGAACTTTCAGGAATTACTAGTAAATAAAACCCCTGTTCAGTATTATAACAACTACGGATAAGATTCTCGTTTCCAGAGATATAACCTACTATCTCGTCTCGTGCCTGAGCACCTATCTCCTGTACAGGAATCTTAGATCCAGTAGATCTGTCAGTAGTCAGTGTTCTGGACAAACTACGAAGACCTGTCTCTGACAAAAAGATAAGATCGTTACCCAATCCCTGTACGCTATCTCGGGCTACGCATCCGACACCTTCAATCTTGTCAACTAGAGTAAGAGCACTGGAAGGGCTAAGAGTACCCCCATAAAGAAGAATATTACGTCGTCCAAAGACCACAAGGTAGTCCTGATACATGGCAAGAGCTACGATAAAATCGCCATTTCCAGGCCAATAATAACGAGTATCGAGTGACCCTGCACCACCACTAGCCCACTGAGTTTCATTCAAAAGACCACTGTACTTGATTGTAAGATTGTCGCTTTGGGAAGCCCAAACTCTACCCCACGCTACCATGCAGCAGTCCCCTGTAGGGACAGATCCTGTTGAAGCCGTTATAGCCTGAAAGTCAGCAATGGTGGGGCCGGCAGTTACAGTGGTATAAATGGGACTGTGCCCTGTCTGCCAAGCTAAGACTTTAGCGTTAGTGCCGTCATTCCAATTGACAAACTGCCATCTATTTCCTGTTGGTGTCAGGGCACCAGTCTTATCCGTAAGAGTAGTAGTACCCGAATACAGTTTATTATTACTAGTGGAAATTAAGACAGTATTCGTACCGTCTTCAAAACAGTGCATCTGTTCGATGTTATGAGCGCCGGGAGTACCAGACGTAGTTAATTTAATCCAACCTTTTCTTGCTGCAATTCTACCTGCATTGTCAAAAACTGCATTGTTCAGTTCTGTAGCCCATGAAGGATCTAATAGATTACTACTGTCAACAGTATTGAGTCCCTTACTACCGGGATTCTGAAATGTGACAGGGATAAGTGGTGCGGGCATTAATCAGCAAACCATGTAATGTTAGTATGCCCAAGGGCAGCATCCCGAGCAATGTAAGTACCTAGAATATTTTGGTAATTCATGTATGCTTCCTCTACCGAAAGACCGCCGTCTTCGCCTCTTTCAGAGATAGCTTTCCAAAGCGTACAAAGATAGACAGGTTCCCAAGGACAGAGGATTTCATCACTGTCTGCTCCTGTATAGATACTATTCCTTTTTACGTATACAGTTACACTATCTGCATCTGTCGGAGTAGGATAAAACCTAAGTTGCGGATCTCCGTTAGTGTCTACACCATAGATACCGCAAGCGGAAGGAGCATTACTAGTGGTGGAACCAAATTGATTATTAATATAATCACTGGTGACAGGAAAGTTAATTGGATAGTTTTTTGTATCATTCCAAACAGAGTTGATTATAAAAGAATCCCCTAAATCCGATAGACTGTACGTATGCGTACCTCCTACAAGAGTTAGGGGAACAGTAGTATTGAGACTATTCCAAGACCATGCAGTCTCTACTTCATCAACAGCCTCTTTAACTAGTAGCTGTACTAGTTGAACATATTCACTTGCCCCGGAGAGAGAGCCTACCCGGTTTTCTCTCATTCGGGTCAGGATCTTGTTCACCGTTGCAAGGTAGGTCATCGGTGTTGACGCCATTCTCTTCTACCTCTTCAAATTCAATTGAGTAAAATCTGCATGTCTCTCTTATATATCCGAATTTGTCTTCATCAAGGATTCGAATTAGCTTACTAGTCATTTTATATTACCAAGCAGGACGCCCAATAAGGATTTTGAAAACACCGCCAGTCAAGGTATCAGCATCATAGGCATCCGTAGTTTCGTCTACGTTAGTCCATTTAATACTTAGCGTATTAGCTGCGGATACCCAAGCGTCAACGGAGACACTGGCGTTTGCGTCTGCAAGGTTCTTATTGATACCGATTGCAAGAACAACGTCACCCAGAGCGACGCCTGGAACAGTACAAGTAAGTGAAACGGACACGTCATCTGCTACTGCGTCTTGGTCAGACACAGGAACTGAAACTTGCCAATAATCCGACCAAAGAGCTTGATACTGCTGGCGACCACGCTGCGCGACAGTTACCGTACCTAGTGTGTTAGCCATTCATTTCTCTCCTAATAAAGAATTTAAAAGGGGGAGGTTTGGAGCCTCCCCCAGTGCTAGTTTAGATTAGCTAGCCACCACGAATGCCAAGCCAGCAGTCGAGGAGTTAGCGACGTTACCGTCACGCAGACGACCAACACCGTAGATAGTGTCAGCAGTCATCAGATCAGCAAGATATTCCTGCTTGTACTGAGTCTGCATACGGACACCCATCTGCTCAACAAACACCAGAGCCGAGC